TCTGTATTCATCGTGGCTTGAATAATCTTTAACTTTGGATTACGGCCCAAGAACCACGAGGGCATGAGATAAGAAGCCATCTCTGATTTTGAATGTCTAGGTGGCATGTTTACGATAAGTCTTTTTAACTTACCTTCAGCGATTAGCTCCAATTTTTCTGCAATGATTTTATGATGTCGCCCAACGATAAACCCTTCATATACATGTTGGGCATATGCCAAGAAATTTTTTTGAGCTATATCACGGGTGTCTAGTTTGTTTTTCTGTTGCTCAAGCAGAAATACTTCATGTAACACCTCTTTGGGTAAAGCATCTAGGTTCATGCCCAAACGATAATATATTCAAATGAATTTATCAACCCTGCATATACATGCGTGTATGTACATATATATACCCCTAATCTACCCCTCCCCCCCTCTTTGCTTTTGTATATCTGTTATCTTTTCTTACCAGTAACCCCAAAAGCATCTTGATTCGCAGAATCAATCTCCCGTTGGTCGATTGATTTGCTTCATAATCAAGAATAAAATAAAAATTATTATTTTTATTGTTATTTTATCCTTGATTATGAATCAACTTATTCTAAGGAATAAGTTATTCTGCGAATCAAGATGCTTTTACCTTGTGCCATTTTGTGGGTCGCATAAGGCGATTAGAAGCCCGTACAGAGCCGAAAGGCCTGGGCGTGGTGTGGGGATACCTTGGATAATGTGGGAAAAATAGTTAACATTGTTAATCGATAGTTGTTGCATATGGGATTAAATGGGAGTACAGTTAATTATAACTTAAACAAGGAAAGGAAATAGTTATGAACGTAGAAGAAATAACTTTAATCATGGATACAACAAAAGCATTAAGAGATATGTGTGCTAATAATCATGACCATACAAAAACTTTAAACCAAGAAGTTCAAAAGCTAGTAAAAGTAATGATAGCTATTGAACA